GGAATCTTCATCGAATGTTGGCACGTCCACAAAGAATTGGTACCTATGCATTTACTACATCACAAACGCCAGGTACTGTTCTCAAACGTGTTGATCTTCCTAGTGTTTTTACCACACTTTCTAATAATATCTCACAGATTTTGGCGGCTTATACTTATATACGTTATAGACCTGTGTTTCGAATACAACTTAACGGCAACAAATTTACGGCTGGACGTTTGTGCGCAGTAATAACACCATGGAGTGTCAATACTACACCATTTTTAACATTACCTACTAATATACATGGTGCAACTGCTCTAGAACATGTTTTCCTTGATGCTAGTTCTAATGATGTTGTTACTATAACAGCACCATGGTTGTGTCCTCATGAGTATTATAATTATGCATTGCTCTCTAATGTCTCTGTTGCTGGCCGTTATGTTCATACTGCGAACTCAAGTTATTATGGTTCAAGTAAAACACACTCTTTGTTTCTTTTTGTTTTTAACACTCTTAGTGTTGGTACAGGTGCTCCAACTTCTATTAATGCTACAATTTGGATGCATCTAGAAGATGTACACCTTTCGATACCCGTTGTCGGATCAGCTACATCTCAAGGTGGCACACATTCGTATGTCACTAATAATATGCAGGGTTGGTCTAAAATAGCTAATGCAACTTTGCCTAATAATATTAAAGGTGATACTTATGATCTTAATGCTGATTTGAAGGTTTCAACACTTGATAAACCTAATGATACTATGACACCATTATATATGATTCGTCGTGCTATGGGTTATTTTGGTCATGCTAAGAACATTGAAGTTCTTAATAGACTTGCTTTGTATCCTGGTGGAACTTCTACAGCCAAATTTTCGGATTTTGGTACAGATGTTGATGAGATGTCATTATCATATTTGTGTGGTAAGTGGACGTATTGGTATACAACAACTATTAGCACTTCAGCTGTTTCTGGCAATGTTTTGACTTACTTGCCTATAACGCCTTATATCTATCCTAAGCCTACTTCTGGCCCTAGTGTCAACCCACGTTTAGATATATCATCATGGATGGTTAAGGGTAATAAATATAACATGCCATTGCTTGGTTATGTTTCATTACCCTTTAATTTTTGGACTGGTAGTATTAAATATCGTTTTGATTTTATTACCAATGCTTTTGTCACCACAAAGATAGCATGTACTATTATTTATGGTACAGCCTGTCCTGATAATCCAACAGCTGGAATTGAACCAACTAGTGGCCTTTCCTATGTTTTTGAAGTTAATGCTGATAATAAGAGTTTTGAGGTTGAGGTACCCTATGTTGCGGATACACCATGGAAACATATTATGAATTCACAATTCATAGCTAATGGCTCTGTCGCAAATACATCCGTTCAACCTCTCTTTGAAGATGATGTCGCTTATAGGTGTTGTACTGGCCAAATTGCTTTATATGTTCTGAATCCACTTTCTGTTCCTGCTGGCTTGCCCACTACATACGATATCAATGTCTTTGTTGCAGGAGGAAAAGATTTTGAACTCAATTTTGTTGGCCGTGCTAATACATGTTGGTACCCAGTTCAACAGGGTAATGTTGATCCAAACCCTGGTACCTCCTTATCTACACTTGGTGTCAATCATTTTCATGATAATCAGTGTATGTCCGAGAAATATACTTCTATTAAGGACCTCCTTAAGCGTTATTCACATGTCTATACCAATGTCTATAAAGTTGGTGGTGTTGGCACTGCTATCGATAATATTCACTCATCATCATTCTTTATACCAATTAACCAATTGATTATGCCATTTTTTACATCAACAGGTGCTTCACTTAGTTATGCTTCAACGATACAAAATTGGTATTTGGCTTTATATCGACTTTGGCGTGGTTCACTTCGTG